GGATGGTCTGAGGTTGTAGGGATCAGGAGAAGGAGCCGGTACCGCGAGTCACAGTGATAGTTGGTGCATAAATTGCCACGGTTGCATTACTGGAAGAAACGAAGATGTTTGCGTCGATACGTTGCCCGGTCAACCCAGTTGCAGCATGACGTGCGGTGAACCAAAACCCACCAACAGGAACGTCGAAAGTGAACGTGCGAACGTTACCCGCGATAGTTATGTTAACTGTACTCCCGACCGCGCCTGTAGTCCCTCGGACATATATCAACGCCTCCACGACGGCGTTTTTATTCAGCCCGTTATTGCTGGAGTCGGTGTATGCCATGGCTACACTGGTAGAAACGGCATTGTTAGACCGGTTGCTGGAGTCGGGATACACCCCTGTGTTGGCGACATCCCCAATGAAAGATGTCGCTTCAACCGTGCCCTTGAAGCTCCCGCTGGTCGCCTCAACTCTGCCTTTAAAACTTCCGTCAGTGGCATAAATCGTCCCGCGAACGGTCACGCCGTTAAACGTGGCATACCCGGATTTATTGATATGCCAGCCGACATTGCCGGTCCCGTCCCAGTTGCTGGACTGGATATAATTGCCAATCTTGCCGTTGTCGATGGAACCGTCCTGGATGAACACCGAACGCATGAACATCTGGCCACCAGTCGAAGCAAACACCAGCTCCTGCCCGTTCGTCGTCGGGTTATAAACCGCGAACGTATCGGCAGAAATCAGGAAGTTTGAGGCCCCTGTACCGTCAATGCCCAGCTGGATACCCGCGATGCGCTTAATGCCGTTCGCTTCAACCTGGACTTTAACGCCCCATTGCGCGTTCAGCTTGCCATTTATATCAGCAACAGCCTGGCTGGTCGTCTGGACGTTGGCATTTGTTTGCCCAATCGACGCAGTCACCTGCTGGATGCTGGTCGCCGTGGCGCTCGATAAATCAGTAACGGCTTTATCAATGCGCGTGATGGCAGCGGCGTTAGTCTGGCCGTTTTGCTCAACCGTGGCCTTAAGCGTCGTAACCTGTTCGGCTACAGCGCTTGTGGCATCCGCGGCGGTCTTCCTGGCTTCGGTGATCTCGGCCATCGTTTTTGTTTCGCCAACGGCGAACGTGACGCGCTGATCAGAGAAAGCCATGAAGTTGGCGAGCGCGTTGCTGACGTTGCCGACAATACCGGCGTCGCGGCTGGCCGTGTTACCGTCCACATCCACTTTCAGGCTGTCGATACGACGCCCCAGCGCGGAGTCACCATCCGTGCGGGCCGTGGTTTCCGTGCTGATATCAGCCGTGTTCTTGTCGGTTGTGGCTTTAACCGCAGCCAGCGCGGTAGTCTGCGCTTTGTTGTTATCGGCGACGGCTTTATCGATGCGCGTGATATCGCCGGTATTTTTCCCGACGGTGGTCTGCAGACCTGATAGCGTAGTAGCCTGCGCCTCCTGCTCAGTTGTCAGCGTTGCCAGTTCCTGCGTCACGCTGGCTTTGTTGGCGTTAACGGTCGCTTCCAGCGCCGTCCGGGCTGTCACCTCCGCTTCCTGCGCCGTGATGCGCGCCTGGCGTTCGGTGTAGAGCAAGCCCGACGCCAGCTTCGACGGATCATCACCGGTATAACCGCCCCGGATCTGCGTCGCCAGCGTCTCGCGCGCTGTGGCTTCCGCCTGGTCGCCAGCAACACGGGCTGTCGTTTCCTGCTGCAGCGCCGCCATACCCGCGCCTGGCGTTGGCCGCCCTACCGCCACCCAGTCCACCTCAATGAAATCGGTGGAGGTCGGCGCCACGCTGCTGAGAATACGGAACTGTTTTACGTCAGCGCCCCAGGCAATATCGGCAATCTCAACCGTGGAAATGCCACTGGCATCGTACGTTGGCGTGGCGATGTCAACGGAATGCGGGAAGCCGGTTTCTGCTCCCTCGCGCCACTGGAGTTTGAACGAGGCATTCGACTGAGTGCCCGTTTTGCGGATGCGCAGCTTAACGAAGCGGTAGGTAGTACCGCTGATCGCAACAGCGGGTGAGACCAGCGCTGTGTCCGAGCTTTTAATCCAGCCAGCGTTAAACACTGGATTAGTGCCCGCCCCCGTTTTCCAGCCATCAGCACTGGTATCGAAATACCAGATTTTGAGTGGATCAAACTGAGTGCCGGTACCCGCCGAAATCTGCGCCATCTGCTGCGCCAGTGACTCGGTAGTGGTCTGGATCGTCTGATTGACGTTGCTGATATCCGCGACCCGCTCGTTCTTCTCGGTCAGAAGCGCCTGGCCGCGTGCCGCAGCCTCGTCTGTGATGGCTTTCTTACGGTCCGTGACCTCCTGTGCCAGGCCTGCTTTGGTTGCCGCCGACTCTGTCGTAACTTTGCTGATGTCGTCGCGCGCTGACTTAATATCGTCGCTGAGATCGGTGATATCCGAGGTGAGTTCCTTATACGCGTCGGTCTGTTTGATCTGGTTGTCGATATCCACCAGGTAATCAGCCGCAACCGAGCTGCTGCTGCCCTGAATGAAGTCAGTCCATGCCGACTTATTTCCGGTGCGATCGACAAGCCGCGCGCGGTACCAGAATCCTACCCCGGCTTTCAGGCCCAGTTGCTGATAAACATGCTGCGGATAGGGTACCCCGGCCAGCAGAAGCGGATTTGTGCCGGTCGATGCAGTGGAATACTGGATCTCCGTCTGTAAGGTATCGCCGGTACCAGCCGGGAAATCCCAGTCCAGCTGTACGCCCCAGAGCAACGGCGTGGTACGGAAATTGGCGGGCTTTGGCACATCACCGGCCCGGCCCTTGAGATGCGTCAGCACTGAGGTGGCCCACAGGCTGGATGCACCGCCAGCGTTAATCGCCCTGACGCGCACCAGGTAATCACCTTCGTAGATCCCCGGCACTTCGATATTGCGCAGCCCGGTTTGCGGTACGTTAACCCACTCACTATCACCCCGGCGCCACTGTGCCTGGTAGGCGATCACGTCTGCCTGAGGTTTTCCGGCTTTATCCAGCGGAGCATCCCAGGAGGCCGTCAGCGTGGCAATGCGCTGCCCCTGTCTCACTGAGTCGTAGCTCGATACCACGACGTTTCCGGGCTGAGAAACAACACCAGTAGGGATCAGGCTGACAGGCGGGATGTCCAGGCGCGCATTGTTATCGACAGCGTCATATTTCGAGGCGTTGTATTCCGCACCCGTAATGGTGTAGGTGTTCTCCTCGTCGTTGAATGTCAGGTTCATCACACGGAAATACTGCAGGCGCAGCTGTCCGGCATCGATAACGAAAACGGCATTTGGCGCTGGCGCAGAGGAAAACCCCGTGGCCACGATTAACTGAGTGCCGTTGACCGCCTGAATGACCCGGTTTTCCACAATGCCGCCCTGTGTGCGGATCATCAGCGTGTCGCCCGGAACGGCGCTGGTCCCGCGATCGGTTGTAACGGCTTTAAGCCCGGCGTTGTAACTCCCAACGCGCCCACCATACACTCGCCCGGAAAAGCGTTCATCCGCAAAAGCGAACACGGTGCCGGGAACATAGGCAAAGCCATCCAGCCCGGTTTGCAGCGTGATCAGGCGATCAAGATAGTTGGAGTACACCGCCCAGCCGCCGCGACGCTGCGCCTCACTCTCACGCGTACAGCCAATGGCAGTCAGCTGCGTCTGCTTGAATTTGAACTGCTTAACCAGGTCAGGAAACATCACCGCAGTGGTGCGATCCTGATAGTGGTTGTCCGGGTCGCTGAAGTTAATTAGCGCCGAACTGTAGCGGTTCTTCTCGCTGCCGCTGGAATAGTTCGGCTTTCTGACGACCGAGGCGCGGGTGAGGATCTGCAGCTTCGTCGTGTCCGCTGGCATGTCCGAGACAACATTGAACATGTTGTTGCCCCAGAACGTCATACCGTTGAAGCCAGCGGCGATATCCTTTATCACCTGCCAGGCATCGGCCTGCGACTGGATATAGACGTCAAACAGGAAGCGCGGCTCGGTACCGGTGCCGCCCTTACCATCGGGTACCTTCTGGTCACAGCGCTGGGCTATGCGGTACAGCTCCCACTTATCCAGCATGGCTGCCGTTACCCGACGACCCAGGCCAAAGCGTGGCTCCGTGAGTACATCGAACCAGATCCACGCCGGGTTATTCGACCAGCCCCACTTGAATGTCCCATCCCAGGTGCCGTTATAAACCCGGCTAACCGGATCATAGTTCTGCGGGATGCGGATAATCCGCCCTTTCGGCTTGCAGGATATCTTCGGGATGTTATTGAAGGATTTTGCGTTGAACGACACATACAGAAGCGCGGTGTGCGGATAGCGCAGGCGCGCGTCGATCACCTCCGTGATGGCCTGCACCTGTGTCTTGTTCTGCAGCATCTGACTGGTGCTGTCGGCGGTGTCGCGAACCACACGGATCTGCCAGCCGGTATTGGCCTTAGGCAGGTTGATGCGGTGCGTCAGCTCGTACAGTGAACTGAGTTTTTCCGTTACGGTTTTGGTGAGTACGGTGCTGTATGCGCCGCCATCTACCGCCACATCGATATGATAAGTGACGGAAGTCCCGACGATATCGCCGTCACTCTCCTGCTGCTGAAGACCGGTAATGCCGATACGCACCAGCACTGCGTCAATCTGGGTATTACTGATGGCCCGGGTCCAGGGAGTGACCTTCGTCAGCGACACGCCAATGCTGGTCTCGTTCTCCACGGCGGGGAACCCGGGGATCGGCGCCTGCGTCTGCGTACCCGGACGAAAGTCCCAGGAGACATTCTCGAAGTTCATCGAGCCGTCGGCGTTGCCCAGCGGCGTGCCGTCAAGGAAGATCCGGGTAGCATCCAGTCCACCAGCAAACTCGCCTTCACCGAGCGCCAGCAGCATACGGCAGCGCGCCATCGACTGCGCGGAATCGGGTTGTTCAACAGGCGTGTGCTGCTTCTGACTGCCGCCTTTTGCACCAGTAATCGTTGCCATATTGCATCCATAAAAAAAGCACCCGATTGGGTGCTAATTGAAGAGTAAGAAATTCTCAGATGTCCTCGGCCACGATCCCCGCACTGATTATGGCGCCGCCAATTTCGCGCTCGCCATACAGCAGTGCGACCGGGTTGCCCATCGCCAGGGTGTTCACTGCGCCGCCGAAGGCATAGCTGGGCTTATTGTCGGGGTCATCACGCCCCTGAAGGCCTTTGGGCTGCGGCGAGAGCATCTGATAGATCCCGCCTGCAGCCATGCCGATACCAGCAGAAATCATGGCGCCACCGACCGGACTGGCCCAGCCAGCAGAGAGGCCAGACACTACGATGCCCGCCACCACCATCACTGCGCCAAGGATCGTCTGGAACATGCCCGCCTTTTTCGCCCCTTCCATCACAGGCGCGATGCGGATATCACTGTCACCGCCCAGCTCCTTGAAATCCTGTTCGCCGATGTTGCGTTTGCCACGAAACACCGCGAAGGTCATGCCGTTTTTTTTGGCATTCATGAGAAAGCTTTCCAGCCCGTCCAGGTTGATGCACAGCGCCTTTACCGCTTCCGCTGACGTCTGCACCGCCAGTCGGTGAACGCGGCCAAACCGGGCACCCAGCGCGCCATACAATCGAATCGTGGTTAAGCGCGCCATGGCTTAATCTCCTGCGGCAGGTCTTTGTGTCGAACGCAGATCATCGTCCGGTCTTTAAAATATCCACGGGCATAAGGTGTGATACAGGATGGCTGGCCGTACAGGTGGTGCAGCAGCTCGCCCTCTTCGGTGATGATCCCCGCATGGTTCCACTTGTCCGACTCGACCTGCATGATGACCATGCAACCGGGCGCGGGGTCGCATTCGACAAATCCCTCACGTTCCCAGTTATCGAAATAGAGGTTGTCCGGGTACTGGCTTTCCCACCACGGATAATCCACGCGGAAATCGTTCAGCGTGACGCCCTGGGTGGCGTGCCAGCCCATGACCAGCCCCCAGCAGTCGTGCGAGCCAAGGAGGAACGGGCGGCCAATCAGCGGGATGGAGTCCGGTGTTATCTCTGCGTATTCATCGCAGTCCGGCGCGTAAATGCCCCAGACCACACCAGAGTTATTGCACTGCTGGCGATCAAGGTCAGAGGCGATAGGCCGTGCGCCATCGCCCGGGTGGGAGTGAATGACGCGGATAATGGTTCCTGCGTCCTCGGCGTTCGCCCAGTGCTGACCGTCAATTCTGAAATGCTCGGTCGGGTTTTCGTGGCTGTTCGGCACAGGGATATAGCGCTGGCGCCGTCCTGACTGAATGACGAAGCCGCAGCACTCGCGTGGGGATTCCTCCAGCGCATGCGCCCGGATCGCCGTCATAATGGTTTTGTTCATGGGTATATCCGGTTATCGGGTGAAGAGAACTGTCGCCGGGTAGCCGCCGAAATCAAGAACGGCAGTGTTCGGTTCTGCCAGCCCGGCGCCAAAACGCTTGCGGCGGTCACTGAGGCAACCCCCGCATACATCAAACGCCGGGTCCGCTACCGCATTACCCTTCGCATCGAAATATGCCGTGCCGTTGTAGGTGCAGCCGTCACCGCTGCGGTATTGTCCGCGCAGTGCCCATTCGCAGAGCGAGGTGATCTGCCGGGTGGGTATGACCAGGTTCTGCAGGTCTGCCGGGCTGCTGAGTGACCAGGACACCATCTCATCATCCTCAGAGATTTTGGTGTCCAGCCAGAAAGTCTGCAGGGAGAACATCGTCGGATCTGCTGTCGGATTAACACTGCCGGGGAAGTTCACCGCATCAAGGTAAACCGCATAGGTGTCGATGATGCTCACCTTTGCATTCACCATGTCCTTAAACTGGAGACAAAGCGCGGTGATATGGCCGTCGAGGTTAGACACGCTGAGCTTTGGCTCGGCGGCCTGATCCGTTGAAAGCGCCAGGTCGGCAATCTGGAAAGGCCAGAACTCGTAGGCGTTGCCATCCCAGATGATAGGCTTCGGCCCCAGCCTGGCCTCATCGCCGTTCGCCGCGTCAATCTCGGCAGGCGTGTGGGGAAACGGGCTGTAGTGAAAGCGGTGGATCCCGCCGCTGAACTCTGACGCATCCACTTCGACCAGGCGGACCCTGCCACCTGGCGCCAGCTTCGCCGCCTGATCAACAAGTGCCATTATGCGTATACCCCGTAGGCCCGTTTAATAGTGAACGTCAGCTCAGCGAATTTGCTGCTGATCTGGTTTTTGCGAACAGAGTCGGCGACAACGCGATACATCCCCTTCTCTTCGCCCGGCGGCGTAATGATGAAGGCCTTCACGGTATGAGCCAGGAGGAAATCGCGCACTGCGTTTACCTCTGTCTCAGTGCCGGTATGTTTCATCGGCACCTGGATCGCGGTGGAGTTGATGCCGTTCTCGGCAACCTGCTCATAGCCATCGCCAAACTGCGCCGCACGCACTGTCTGGCTATATTCAACAGGGCCAGCGCCGAGCTGCGAACGCCAGCTGTAGATTTCAACTGCCATGTTTGCTCCATAAAAAAAGCCCCGCATTAGCGAGGCTCGAGTTTGGTGAAGCCCCAGGCGGGGCTTGGTGGTTAATAACTTGCCATCATGAACTGCTTATCAGCTGCATTCCATACATCGAGACTGATAGTAGAACCTGAGTTGGAATTACTGATCCTGACCTCAGCTTTGGAGTCTTTAACACCTTTAAATTTGAATGAACCAACATCCACACCTTC